GTGCCCACGCGCACGATCACCAGTCTCGTCTCCGCGCCGTCCACCCCCGTCAGCCTCGGCCCCGTCTCGGGCAGGCTCATCGTGGCCGGGCAGACCCAGACCGGTCCCGTCGACGCCCCCCGCCTGGTCACCACGCTGCGCGAGTACACGGCGCTGTACGGGGCGCGCACCGGCGGCACCGCCATGTACGACACCGTCGAGCTGGCGCTGCGCTGCGGGGTCGCCGAGGTCGCCGTGCAGCGCGCCTTCGGCCCCGCCAGGACGGCCGCCACCGTGTCCCTGGCCTCGGGCGCCCTGGTGGTGACCGCCCGCTACCCGGGCGCCAACGCCAACGCGTGGACCGCGCAGTACACGTCCGCGACGAAGACCCTCACCGTGGTCACCGCGTCGGGCACCCGCGCGTACACCGGGGCCACCGCCGCGGCGCTGGTCGACGCCGCCGCGTACGACCCCGACGTCACCGTCACCACGAGCGGGTCGCTGCCCGGGTCGGACGTCGCCTCCACCCCGCTGGCCTCGGGCACCGACGACTACGCCAACGTGTCCTGGGCGGCGGTCCTCGCCCTGGTGGGCGCCGGGTGGGGGCCCGGGGCCGTGGCCACCCCCGGCGCCGACCACACCGCGTCCGGCGCGGCGCTGGCCGCGCACGCCCAGGCGTACGGGCGGCTCGCGGTCCACGCCGCCCCCGACGCGTCCACCGCCGTGCAGGCCCAGACCGCGCTGGCCACCGTGCGCACGTACACGGGCGCGGAGAACTCGGTGCTCGCCTGGCCGAGCGTGCGGGTCCCCGACGGCACCCCCGGCGGGGTGAAGACCGTCGTCCCCGCCGGGTTCGTCGCCGGGCTGCGCGCCCAGGCCCACACCGTCGACCCGGGGCAGAACCCGGTCGCGTGGCGGTTCGCCGCCCGCGTCTACGACGTCACCCCCGTCACGGCGATCTCCGACGCGGAGTTCGCCACGCTCGAGGCCGCCGGGGTGTCCGTGGTCGCCGCGATCGGCGGGATCACCCGCCTGTACAGCTGGAGGACCGCCGCGGCGCTGGTGGGGAACGCGGCGCTCGCCGACGCCCACTACCGGGACCTCGCCAACTCCGTCGTCTACGACGGGACCGCGGTGTGCGAGCGGGTCGCCGTCGGCGCCCCGGGCACCCCCGCCACCTACGCCGACGTCGTGTCCGAGCTGTCCGCGGTCATGGCCGGCCACGCCGCCTACCTGCAGCCCCGCTACGCCCCCGACGGCAAGCAGGTCGACCCGGGGTACCGGGTCGAGGCCGGTCCCGGCACCAGCCCGGTCGACAACCGGATCTCCGCGCGGATCGGGTACCGCAACGTGGAGACCGCCGACTGGGTCGACCTCGTCGTCGCCGCGGGCGACGCCACCGCCACCATCTGAGCGCCCAGGAGACGACGATGGGTCTGCTGTTCACGTCCGACCGGGTCCGCGTGCGCGTGTCCACCATGCCGGGGGAGTGGGACACCGCCAGCGAGCCGGGCGGCTCCCGCACCAACACGAAGATCCGCACCGATGCGATGGGTCCCCAGAAGGTCCTCACGTCCCGGCAGGACCACGACGACCTCACCCTCACCCGGGTCTGGGACTCCGAGCGGGACCCCGCGATCTGGGCGGAGCTCACCCGCGGCAACGCGTACGAGGGCACGTCGATCTCCCTGGTGCACCTGGACGCGGACGGCGTGCCCGTCGGCGCCCCCGACACGTACGTGCGCTGCGCCGTGCAGGCGTACAAGCGCGGCGGCGCCGACGCCAACGCCAACGGCTCCGAGCCCGTCAAGCTCACCGTCACCTGGACCGTCGGCGGCAAGGCGTGACCGTGGAGTTCGCCACCGGCCTGCCCTCCCCCGGCCGGGCAGACGCGGGGACCGTGGCCGTAGACGACGGGCCCCGGTCGTTCGCCGACGCGGTGCGCCTGGCCATGTCGGAGTCCGCGGCCCGCCGCGCCCGCCGGGTCCGGGTCACCGACCCGGACGCCCCGGCGTGGACCGTCACCTACCGGGTGCCCCACGACTCCACGCAGATCGCCTCGCTGCGCCGCCGCGCCCAGGCCCGCGCCGACTCCCGGTCGGCCGACCGGGACACCGCGTGGCGGGACATGGCCGCGTCGATCCTCGCGATCCACTGCGAGCGGGTCGAGTGCCACGGCGCGCTCGCGGCCGGCGACGACGGCCAGCCCCTGACGTGGCGCGACCCCGGGCTGTGGGCCGTCCTCGGCGTCGCCTCGTCCGTGGACGCGGTCCTCGCCGCGTACGGCTCCGACGCGGTCGTCGACCGGATCAGCGCGGCGCTGCTCGCCGAGTCCGGGATGGGCGGCACCGACACCCTCATCGTGGAGGACGACCGCCCGGACCCTACGACCCGGTAGCCCTCCCCGCCCACCCCGTGGTGCGGCTCGCGGTCGCGTGGGCGCGGCTGCGCCTCGGCAGCGCCCGGGACGTCCTCGACGCGGACCTGGACGACCTGCCCCTCCTCGACGCCGTCGTGCGCGCCGGGGTCGCCGCCCTCGAGGAGGAGGTGAGCCGTGCCCGTCGATGAGCTGCAGGTCAAGCTCACCGCCAAGGACGACCTCAGCGCGAAGCTGAAGGCGGCGCGGGCGGAGTTCACCCGGCTCGGCAAGGAGGCCGCCGCCGCCAACCGGGCCCTGCGGGAGACCGGGAAGGGACAGGGCGAGTACGACCGGCTGCGCGCCCAGTGGATCGCGTCCCGCCGCGAGCTCGACCGGCTCGCCGCCGCCCAGACCCGCGTCAACCGGGAGATCCGCGCCGCCACCGCCGCCCCCGTGTCCGGGTGGGCCCGCGCCGGCAACGCCCTGCAGCGCTACCACGCCACCCTGCAGAAGGTCGGCGCCGCGTCCGCCCTGGTCGGCGCGCTCATGGGCAAGAAGGCCGTCGACGCCACCAAGACGCTGGTCTCCCAGGCCCTGGCCACGCAGCGGGTCCTCGGCGGCACCGTCGAAGAGGCGTCGCGGTGGAACAACGCCGCCGCCCTGTCCGGGGTCACCGCCGACCAGTTCGCGTCCTCGGTGCGGTTCCTCGGGAAGAACCTCGAGTCCGCGTCGAAGTCCGAGAAGCGCGCCGGCGACCTCGTCGCCCAGCTCGGCTTCGACTTCCGCGACGCGAACGGGAACGTGAAGCCCCTGGGGGAGCTGCTGCCGCAGATCTCCGACGCGTTCGCGCGGATGCCCGCCGGCGCGCAGAAGACCGCGCTCGCCGTGCAGCTGTTCGGCCGGTCCGGGCTGCAGATGCTGCCCATGCTCAACCGCGGCTCCGCGGCCCTCGACAAGTTCCGCGCCAAGGCCGCCGAGCTCGGCGTCGTCGTCGGCCCCGACATGGTCGCCTCCTTCAAGCAGTACTCCGCGGCGCAGAAGGAGTACAACCAGGCCCTCCTGGGCTTCCAGGTCGCCGTCGGCTCCCTCCTGCTGCCCGTCGTCGCCGGGTTCATGTCCGCGCTGCAGGGCGTCGCCCAGTGGATGACCCACCTGCCCGGCCCCATCCGCGGCGTCGTCGTCGCCCTCGGCGCCCTCACCACCGCGTTCCTCGTCGCCGCGCCCACCATCTCCCGGTTCATGCTCGCGGTCTCCAACGCCGGCGGCGCCGCCGCGGCCACCGCCGGGCTGCGCGCCCGGCTCGCCGGGATCGGCTCGTTCCTCATGGGTCCCTGGGGCGTCGCGCTCGCCGCCGGCGCCGTCGCCCTCGGCGTCTTCGCGAAGGCCCAGCAGGACACGCAGCGGAACGCCGAGGACCTGGCCGCCACCCTCGACAAGACGACCGGCGCCGCCACCCTGGCCACCGCGCAGCAGTACGCCAGCCGGTTCACCACCGAGCTGCCCGACGACTGGAAGAGCCTCGGCGGGTGGATCACCGAGGCCACCACCGCGCTCACCCAGGGCGGTCCCGCCGCGCAGGCGTTCGAGGACAAGCTCGCCGCCGCCACCGACAAGCTCAACGCGGTGATGCGCACCCCCGAGCTGCAGGAGCAGCAGGACGCCCTCAGCCGGCTGCTGTCCGCCTACCGGGGCATGCGCGGCGACTCCGAGAAGGCGTTCGAGATCAACCGGGCCGCCGCGGCCGCCGCCGCCGCGGCGAACACGGCCGTCGCCGACACCGCGCTCACCGCGTCGTCCGCGTGCGCCGCGGAGATGGCCAACTCGGCTGCCGCGAAGGACGCCGTCGACGCGCGCAAGGCAGCGGTGAAGGAGCTCGACGCCGCGTACAAGGCGCTCACCGGCACCCTCGACGCGCAGGCCGCCGTCGACGCGGAGTGGACCGCCCGCCAGCAGCTCGCGGCCGCCCTCGACAAGCAGCCCCGCGGGCAGCGCACCGTGGTCGGGATGAGCGAGACCGCCGTCGCCAACCGGGCCGCGGTCACCTCCGCCGTGCAGGCAGCCGTCACCCGGGCGACCACGGGCGGCGCGAGCCCCGCCACCCAGCTGTCCCGGCTCACCGCCTCCTACCGGGCGCTGCGCACGGAGCTGTCCAAGCGGCTGCCCCGCGCCGAGGTCGACAAGGCCCTCGGCCCCATGGCCACCCTCATCGGGCAGGTCCGCGGGAAGGCGAAGGACATCGGGGAGGCCGACCGGGCGCTGCAGCGCACCCAGGCCCGTGCGAAGGCGCTGGCGGAGCTGTCCGCGTCGATCCGCGTCGACGCCCCCACCGCTGGGCAGACCATCGCGAAGCTCTCCCAGGTCGACAAGCAGGCGAGGAACATCCCCACCGCCCGCAACGTGCTCGTCTCCGTCACCGGGGAGGCGCAGGTCGACCAGGTCCTCGCCCGCATCCGGTCCGCGCTGCAGGCGCTCACGTCCCGCGTATGGACCGGGATCATCCAGTGGCGCACGTCGATGGGCTGGGCCGGCGGCGGCCCCGTCGTCGGCCCCGGCACGGGCACGTCCGACTCCGTGCCCGCATGGCTGTCCGCGGGGGAGTACGTGACCCGCGCCGCCGCCGTGCAGCGGGTCGGCCTGCCCGCCCTCGCCGCGATCAACCGGGCGGACGCCTGGAGCGGGGACCGGGTCCGCGCCGTGGTCGCCGCGGCCACCGGGCGGCCCGGGGACGTGGTCGTGCCCACGTGGGCCGCGCCGCCCGCGGTGCCCGCCCGGGCTCCGTCGGCCCCGGCCCCGTCCGGCGGGGAGGTCCACGTCCACGTCCACGGCCCGTTCGCCGCCGAGCTGGACGTCGCGGCCGCCGCCCGCCGCGCCGCCCGCGCCGCCGTCGCGGAGATCGACGCCGAACGGCGCCGCCGCGGGACCCGCTGATGGCGACGGTGACCGTCCTGCTCGAGGGCCGGCAGGCGGACCCCGCCCGCGCCCGGCTGGTGGCCGCGGACCTGGTCGTGGTCCTGCCCGTGTGGCCGGACGGCATCGAGTTCACCGGGACCGCCGACAGCTGGGAGCAGCAGGCCCGGCCCGGGCGGATGCCGCTGCTGCGGCGGACCGGGCTGGCGCTGCCGACGGTGCGCGTCGACGACCTGCCCGTCGGCGTGGGCCCCCTGACCCGCTCCTGCCTGCCCACCATCAGCGCGCTGCGCCGCCTGGCGCGGATGCGCACCCCGGCGCGGCTGTGGACGGCGGGCGTGGACCGGGGCCGGTGGCGGGTCACCGAGCTCGGGTGGACCGAGACCGACTGGGCCCCGTCGGGGCAGCCGTCCCGCGCGACCGTGTCGATGACGCTGACCGCCGCGAGCGACCCGGCGGTGCCGGTGGGCCCGGTGCGGGCCCTGGTGCCGCTGGTCCGCGCGCAGCCCGCGCCCCTCGTGCGCGTCTGAGAGGAGCCCGCCCGTGCCCGTGCCCGTGTCCGTGCCGGAGGTGGACCCGACCGGGGAGACGTGGGGGCAGTGGTCGCCGGACGGGGTGCTACCGCCGCCCGCCGGCGCCGGCCTGCCCGCCGCGGAGGCCGCGACGCCGGCCCGGCGGTCCCCGCAGGTGCGCGCCGCGCAGGCCGCCGGGTCGCGCCGCCCCGACCGGCTGGGCCGGGTCCGCGCGGACACCCCGTGACCGTCGCCGCCCTGGCGGACCCGGCCACGCGGACCCCGGAGCTGCACCGGCTCGCGGTCGCCGGGCGCACCCTCGCCGCGGACCTCGCCGGGGTCGTCACCTCCGTGCAGGTGTCCTGGGCGACGGGCAGCGTCGCGGAGCTGGCCGTGGACTGCGTGGACCCGCGCGGGCTGCTCGCCGGGCACGACCTGACCCGCCGCGGCGCCACGGTCACCCTGGACGGGCGGCCGTGGGTGGTCGGCACGGTCCGCATCGCGCTGGCCGGGGACGGCGCGGACGTCACGGTGCGCTGCCGGTCGGCGCTCGCCGGGCAGATGCGGCTGAAGAGGAAGATCACGGTGCAGGCGGGGGTGAGCCCCTCGCAGTGGGTCGCGGCCCGGGTCGCCGCGCACGGCGGGACGAGCACCTGCCAGCCGTCGGCGACCCGGAAGGCCGTGTCGCAGGCCGGGGGCACGGACCCGCAGTCCGAGCTGGACGTCGTCGGGTCCCTGGCCGGGGACCTCGACTGGTCGTGGACGGAGTGGGACGGCCGGTTCCTGTTCGGGTCCCGCTGGTGGGCGTGGCAGGGCTCGGCGGGGCTGCCCGCGTGGGCGGTGACGTGGCTCGCGGACCCGGGCGCGGACGCGGCGACCGCGGCGGCGGAGGTGTCCGACGACGACACCGACACCGCCGGCACCCTCGATCTGACGCTGCCCGCGGAGCGCGGCCGGCTGCTGCGCCCCTGGCACCGGGTGCTCCTGGCCCCCGGGGCCGCCTGGCCCGACCTGGCCGGGGCGTGGCTCGTGGACACGGTGACCTGGCCCGTGGACGGCACGTCGGACGTGGAGGTGAAATGCGTGCGCCCGCTGCGCCCCTCCCCGCCCGTGCAGGCCGCCACCGGCAGCGGCGACGCCGACGGCGGCACGGGGACCGGCGACGGGGCGGGCGTGGCCGCGGGGTCGCGGCGGGCCCGCGCCGTCGCCTACGCCCTCGCCCATGTCCACGACCCGTACCGGGTGCCCGCGCACCCCCCGCACTCGTGGGACTGCGCGAAGCTCACCCAGTGGGCGTGGCGCGCCGCCGGGATCGGCATCCCCGGCACGTCCGCCGCGCAGCGCGCGCGCTGCACCCCGATCTCCCGCAGCGAGCTGCGCCCCGGCGACCTGATCTTCTGCCACGGGCACTTCCGCGGCGAGGGGTACGTGCACCACGTCGGCATGTACACCGGCGGCGGGCGGACCGTGGAGGCCGGGAACAAGAGGTCCGGGGTCCACACGGGGAGCCTGGCCGGCGGCTGGTGGGGCAGCCACCTCAACGGGTGCGGCCGCGTGCCCGGCGCCGACGACGACGGCTGATGCAGCCCCCGATGGTCGGCCGGGTCGTCGCGGTCGGCCCGGCCGGCCTGGACGTGGCCATCCCGTCCCGCTACCCGGGCGCCGTGTGGCGGGGCCTGCCCGTGGTCGAGGCGGCGCACCGCATCCCCCGGCGGCTCACGGAGCCCGACGGGCCCGGCCCGCACACCCACCCGATCCCCGCGGTCGACCTGATCGCGGACGTCTACGCGCCCGGGGACCGGGTGCTCGTGGTCGCCACCGACCTCGACGAGCTCGTCGTCGTCGGCCCCATCCGCGCGAGCGCGAGGGAGTAGCCCGGTGATCTCGCACCCGTTCCGACGCGGGACCGACGGCGCCCTGGTCACCGTGCCCGACCTGTCCGACCGTGCCGCCGCCGAGCTCGCCGGACACGTCCTGGCCTGCCGCACTGGGGAGCGGCCCCTGGCCCCCGGGTACGGGCTCCCCGACCCCGCCGGGTCGGGCGTCGACCCGGACACGGTCGCCTCGGCGGTGGAGGAGTGCGAGCCGGAGCTGTCCGTGGCCGCCGTCGCGGTGCGCGACGCCGGTCCGGGGAGGGTGGAGGTCGACGTGGACGTCACCTGGGCCGGCGGCGATGGCCGCCCCTGACCTCGGGCTGCTGGGGATCGCCCCGGTCGACCTGGACCCGCAGACCGCCGTCGACGCGATGGCCGCGCGCCTCGCCGACGCCGGGTTCGCGCTGCGCAACGGCAGCGTGGAGGTGGTGCTCCTCGAGGCGCTCGCGGTGGCCGCCGCGGACCTCGTCTACGCCGCGGGCCGGGTCGTGCCGGACACGGTGGCCGCGGTGCTGGGCTGGCTGGGCCTGCCCGCGCTGGACGGGTCCGCGTCGACCGGGGTGGTGGAGGTGGTCCTCGACCCGCCGCGCACGGTCACGGTGCCCGCGGGGCTGCGCATGCGCGACCCCGGCGGCGGCGCCGAGCTGGTGACCACGTCGCCGGTGTCGGTGACGGCCGCGTCGACGGTGCTGCTGCCGGTCGCGGCCGCCGAGGCCGGCCCGGTGGCGGTGGCCGTGGGCACCGCGGTGGACCTGCTCGACGCGGTGCCCGGCGCCGCCGCCGCCACCGTCGTGGCCGCGGTCGCGGGGGGTGCGGCGGCGGAGACGTCGGCGGAGTGGATGGTCCGCGCGCAGTCCGCCCTCGCCCTGGCCCGGGCGTCGCTGAACCACGCCGACCAGTACGCCCGCTGGGTGGCGGCGTCCTCCCCGGCGGGGGTGCGGGCGCACGCGGTGGACCTGTGGGACCCCGGCTCCGGCGGCGCGCCCGGCGCGGACGGCGGGCACGTCACGGTGGAGGTGTGGGGTCCCGGCGGCGCCTGGTCGGGGCAGGCCCGCTACGACCTCGCGGCCACGCTGCAGGGGATGAGCGAGGCGGGCAAGACGGTCCACGTCGCCACCCCGCCGGTCACCACCGTGGACCTGGCGGTGCGGGTGTCGGCCGCGTCGGGCGCGGACCCGGTGGTGGTCCGCGCCGCGGCCGCGGCGGCGCTGCGCGCCTGGTGCGACCCGGGCGCGTGGACGTGGGACGCCCCCGTGCGCGTGCTCGACGTGGCGGTCGCCGTCGGGGAGGTGCCCGGGGTGGAGTCGGTGGTCGCCGTCGACTCCCCCGGCGCGGACGTGCCCGTGCCCGGCCCGGGCGGCCTGGCGCAGGCGGGCACGGTCACGGTCGTGGTCGTGTGACGCCCCCGGTGACGCGGGGCGGGCGGGCCGTGTGGGAGCTGCTCCCGGACTACGTGCGGGCGGCGGACGGCGGGGACCTGGCCGCGTGGCTGGACGGGGTGGGCGGCACCGTGGGGGAGGTGGGGGACCTCCTCGACGCCCTCGACCCCGACACGGCGCCCGGGGGGGTGTGCGGGCTGCACCCGTCGGCGGCGCCGGCGGGGTGGCTGCCCGCGCTGGCCGCCGTGGCCGGGGTGGACCTGGCCCCCGTGCCGCCCGCGCAGCGCCGCGACGAGGTGGTCTCGGCGTTCGCCCGGCGCACCTGCACGGTGGACGCGATCCGGCGGGCGGCGGGGTGGACGCTCACCGGCTCGCGGTGGGTGCGGGTGGTGCCGCGGTTCGGCGGGCGGTGGGGGCTGCGCGTGGAGGTCCTCGCCTCCGAGTGCGCCGACCCCGACGCCACCCGCGCGGCCGTCCTGTCGGAGAAGCCGGCCGGGTACGTGCTCGACCTCGTGCTCCTGGTCGGCGCGACCTACGACTACCTGACGGGCACCGGCCGCACCTACGACACCCTGCCCGGGCTCGGCGCGACCTACGACGACCTGTCCCGGCTCCCGCCGGCCTGAGCGAGAGGACCGCGGATGCCCACGAGCGCGAAGGGCCTGCCCTGGCCGGCCGGGTCCCAGGTCAACAACGTCCCGCAGGACGTGCAGGCGCTCGCGGAGGCGGTGGACGCCCGCCTGGACCCCGCGTACACGTCGGCGCAGGTCGCCGCCCTGGCCGGCGCGGACCGGTGGACGGGGCGGGTGGTGCTCGACGCGACCCTGGGCCGCCTGGTCGTCTGGGACGGCGCCGCGTGGCAGCCGGTCCCTCTCGCCGGGGACGGGGCGCCCGGTCCGCTGGTCAACGGCGGCATGGAGGTGTGGCAGCGCGGTACCACGGGTGCGTTCTCCACGGGGCCGGGCGCGGGGCGGTGCTGGGCGGCGGACCGGTGGCTGGTGTGGCGCGGGTTCTGGGCGACCGGCGCGTCGTGGTACCAGACCCCGCTGACCCGGGCCGTCGACGCCGCCGGGCCCCGGTTCGCGCTGCGGATGCTCCGGGCGGCGGGGGACACCGGTACGTGGGAGGTGATCTGCGGGCAGGGCGTGCGCTCGGGGTCGTCGTGGCCGTGGGCCGGGCGGCAGGTCACCGTCTCGGCGTGGCTGCGCGCCGGGCCCGGGCACACCGGGACGGTGCGGCTGCAGGTCGCGGCCGGGACGGGGGCGGACGAGGACCTGGCCGCCGGGTTCACCGGGCAGACCCTGCCCGTCGACGCGGCGGTGTCCGTGGCGGCGGGTGGGCCGTTCGTCCGCGCCACCGCCACCGGGACCCTCCCCGCCACGGCCACGCAGATCGGGGTGCGGGTCGTGTGGACCCCCTCGGGCACCGCCGCCGCCGAGTCGTGGCTGGACGTCACCGGGGTGCAGGTCGACGACGGGCCCGTGGCCCGCCCGTGGCGGCAGGCCCCCCCGGCCGCCGAGGCCGCGGAGTGCGCGCGCCACTACCAGCTGCTGGGCGCGAACGACTTGTGGGGCTCCGCGCACGCCGACACCGCGGTGGTCCTGCACGCCGCGCTGGCGGTGCCGATGCGCGGGACCCCCGCGGTCACCCTCCCCGGGTCGAGCACGGTGCGCCGGATCGGGTACGCCAACCTCGCCGGGGCGGCGCCGACGGTGGACCACGCCACCCCCACCCACGTCGGCCTGGTCGTCACCGCCGTGACCGGGCTGCCGCAGTTCGCGGCCGCGTCGTGGGCGGGCGCCGACGTCGCCCTGTCCGCCGAGCTGTAGGAGGCCCCCGTGCCCGACGTCCCTCCCGGCCCCGCGCCGGCCGTGCCCGACGGGTGGACCCTGGCCCGGCACCGGGACGGCTGGTGGGTGCTCGCCGGTCCCGACCCGGACGGTCCGGTCACGTGGGTGCCCGACGGGCACCGCGACGCCCCCGCCCTGGCCGCGTGGGCCGCCGACCACCCCGGCGCCGTGGCCGCGTGGCAGCCCCCCGGGGAGCCCGCGTGAGACGGCGGGGCACCGAGCTGCCCTGGACCCTGTGGGCGCGCCCCGTCAAGCCCCTCGCCCTGAGCCTCGCGCTGGCGTCCGCCGCGGTCGTCGCCGCCAACGCCGCCGACACCGGCGCGCTGGGCGCGTCGCCGTGGGGCGACGTGGTCGCCGGGATGGCCGCGGCCGTGGTGGTGCTGCTCGCCGGCGGCTGGGCCGGCCGCTCCCAGCGGGCCGCCGAGCTCGGGCTGCTCCTCGGGGCGGGCCTGTGGACGGGCCGGGCCGCCGCCGTCGCCGCCGTCGACGGCCCGGGCGCGTGGCCCGTGTGGACCTCCCTGGCGTGGGCGGTGGCCGCCGGAGGCGCCTACCTGCTCGAGCGGGCCGCCGCCGACGACGCCGCGGACCCCGGGTGACCCTGCGCGCCGACGGCACCCAGACCCTCGACCCGGCTGTGGCCGCCGCGGTCGCCGGCCTGGCCAACGCCCTGGCCGTGCTCGTCCTCGCGTGGGCGGACCGGGTCCGGCGCACCCGCCGCCGCCGGCACCGCCGCCCCGCCCGCGACCCCGAGGAGGACGACTAGATGGGCCTGCCCGCGTCCGTGGCGACCACCACCCTCACCGGCACCCTCACCTCCCCGGACGGCACCCCCGCCACGGGGACGATCACGCTCACCCCGAGCAGCGAGCTGCGCGACGCCGCCGCCCGGGTCGTCGTCACCCGGCAGCCGTGGACCCTCACCCTCACCGCCGGCGGCGCGATCCCCGCGACCGTCCTGCCGTCCACCGAGCAGCAGCGCCTGTACCCGTCGATGCAGACGTACGCGGTGCGCTCCGACGTCGACGGCGTGGTCGACGAGTACCGCATCACCCTGCCCCCCGGCCCCGTGGACTGGTCCACCGTCGTGCGCGCCCTGCCCGGCGACGGGGTGTGGGAGAGCCTGCGCGGCCCCGAGGGACCCCCCGGGGAGCCCGGGCCGGCCGGCCCCCCCGGCGCCCCCGGAGGGCTGCGCACCCCCGAGGCGTACGGCGCGGTGGGCGACGGGGTCGCCGACGACGCCGGCCCGCTGCAGGCGTGGCTCAACGCCGGCGGCCCCCTCCACCTCCCCGCCGGGCGGGTCTACCGGCACCACGGCCTGCTCACCGTCGGCGTGGACGGCACGAGCATCACCGGCGGCGGCACCCTGCTGGCCACCGACGAGGAGCACTCCGCGGTCACGGTCACCGGCGACGACGTGGCCATGGACCGCGTCGCCCTCGCCTGCGCCACCACCGCCGGCGGCCGCCGCGGGGGCATCACCGACCACAAGCTCGTCCTGTCGGAGTGCGCCCGCACCGTGCTGCGCTCCCTGCGCGTCGGCCCGTCCGTCGGCGCCGGCATCTTCGCCTCCGGCGCGTCCGACTACCACATCGACTCCTGCGTGGTGACCGGCACCCTCGCCGACTCCTGCCACAGCACGTACGGGGCCCACCACGGGACGTGGGTCGGGTGCGAGGCCCGCGACTCCGGCGACGACGGGTTCGCGTGCGTGTCCTACGCCGGCGACGGCGGGCGGGTCGTCCACGACATGCTGTTCCGCGGCTGCCGGGTCCTCACCGGCGGCGCCCGCGGCTTCTCCGTCGTGGGCGGCACGGACGTCACCTGGGAGGACTGCCACGCGCAGGACACCGCCGCCGCCGCCTTCTACGTCGCGTCCGAGCCCTCGTTCGCCACGGTCGACGTGGCCCGGGTCACCGGGCGGCGCCTGTCCTCGCTGCGCGCCAACCGGTCCGCGACCGTCGACCACGGCGCCCTGTTCGTGTGGGCCGGCCGCGCCGGCACCTCCCTCTCCGAGATCCGGGTCGACGGGCTCGTGGCCCGCGACACCGGGACCGCCCCCGGGATCGCGGGGGCGGAGGTGTGGGTGTGGTCCGACGACGGGACCCTCGCCGACGTGCAGACCACCGGGGTCCTCTGCCTGGGCACCACCGCCGGGGAGCTGGCCCGGGACTGGTCGTCCGGGGCGTGGACGGTCAGGGACGTCGGCGGGGTGCCCGCCCCCCCCGGCTGGGTGCTGCTCGCGGCGGCGGACGTGTACGACGTCGCCACCACCGGCGCCGTCGCCCTGGCCGCGGCCGCGAAGCAGCTGCGGGTCCTCGTCGCCGTCGACTCCACGTCCGCCGCGGACACCGCCGCGGTCCGGCTCAACGCCGACACCGGCGCGCACTACCAGTCCCGGTTCCTGGTCGCCCGCGCCTCCCCGGTCGCCCTCGAGGACCAGCGGTACACCGCCGAGACCAGCATGCGGCTGTCCGCGGTCGCCACCGCCGTCGACCGGCAGCACGAGGTGATGCTCGGCGGGGACGGGTACTGGTGGCACCCCGCCCGCATCGACTCGGTCCACGCGGCCCGCTCCGCGTCCGTGGCCGTGGACCAGGACGTCGCCGGCTGGGGCGAGTGGGCGCAGAACGGCGCCGAGATCACCAGCGTGGAGGTGCGGACCGTGGGAGGCGCGACCATGGACCACTGCCGGATGCTCGTGCTCGGCCGGGACGTGCCCTGATGGCCCTCGCCGGGAAGATCACCCCCGTCACGGGGTCCGGCGCGGTGTCCGTGGCCGCGGACGGCACGATCACCGTGACCACCGGGACCGCCGCGGGCACCGTGGCCGCCGGGAACGACGCCCGCCTCGCCGACGCCCGCACCCCGGTCGCGCACAAGGCGTCGCACGCCACGGGCGGCACCGACGTGCTCACCCCCGCGGACATCGGCGCGCTGCCTGTGCCGGGCGTGTGGGCGTCCTACACGCCCACGATCGGCGGCACCGGCTGGGCACTGGGCAACGGCACCATCAGCGCGCAGTGGTGCCAGGTCGGCAAGATCGTGTACGCGCGGGTGCAGATCGTGTGGGGCAGCACGAGCACGTTCGGCACCGGGCAGCTGACGGTCAGCCTGCCGACCGCGGCCCGCGCCACCACCTACTACCGGGAGACCGGCGCCGCCGTCATCACCGACGCCGGCACCGCCACCTACTGGGGCGCCGTCCTCCTGCCGTCCGCGACCACCATGGCCGTCTACTCCGTGTACGCGGGCAGCTCGTACGCCTCCCTGTCCAACGTCGTCGCCACCGTCCCCATGACCTGGGCGTCCGGCGACTCCCTGGTCGCGTCGATCACCTACGAAGCCGCCTGAGGAGCCCGCGATGGCCCGTCTCGTCGTACAGGTCGCCGACGCCAAGCTGGCCGCGCTCGTGGACACCCTCGCCGAGGCGTGGGGCTGGACCGAGCCGGACGGGGACAAGACCGCGTGGGTGGAGGCGCGGCTGCGCGACTGGGTCCGCGCCGCCGCCCGCGCCCACCGGCGCGCCAAGGCCGAGGCCGCCGCGCTCGCCGCCATCGCCGACCCCGGCGACCCCCTCTAGGAGGCCCGCATGGTCCTGTCCGCGTACGCCAAGGCCCTCGTCGCGGTCGTCGGCGCCGCCGTCACCGCCGCGCTGGGCCTCGTCCCGCCCGACACCACCCTGTGGCAAGTGCTCACCGTGGCCGCCGCCGTGCTCACCGCGCTGGGGGTGTACGCGGTGCCCAACACCCCGCCCGGCCCGGTCACGGCATCGCGTCCGCGGGGCGCGTGATGGCGCCGTCCCCGCACCAGCTGCGCCACGCCCTCGAGGCCGCCGGCCTCGACGTGCGCGCCCACGACGGCTGGGACAACCCCGCCATCGGCAAGTACCCGCACTCGTGGAACCCGGTCGGCGTCGTCCTGCACCACACCGCCAACGGCGGCGCGCCCGGCGACGCCCCGTCGCTGGCGTGGTGCCTGCGCGGCACCTACCCGCCGACCCGCAACTGCCACCTCCTCGTCGCCCGCTCCGGGGTGGTCCACCTGGTGTACGCGCTGGGCTGCTACCACGCCGGCGCCGGCGGGCCGATGCGCCTCGACGGGACCACCATCGCCCGCGACACCGGCAACCGGCGGCTGTACGGCATCGAGGTCGAGTCCAAGGGCACCCGCGCCCACACCGACGCCGGCCCGGGCGACCCGGACGGGTTCACCCCCGCCCAGGTCCACGCCACCGCCGCCGCCGCCGCCGCGCTGCTCGACCTCCTCGACCGGCCCACCTCGTGCGCGGTCCGCCACCGCGACTGGGCGCCGGGCCGCAAGACCGACGTCCTCCAGCCCCTCGCCTGGTGGCACGACCGCATCGACGCCGCCCGCAACCACCCGACCCCCACCCACCCGGAGGACCCCGACATGCCCCTGACCGACGCCGAGGTCGACAGGGTCGCGCGGCGCACCGTCGAGCTGCTGCTCGCGACCCGCGTCGACCGGCCCGCCACCCCCGAGACCGGCGACACGATCACCGTCGCCGACCTGTGGCGCGCGGTCGACCGCAACGCCCAGGACGTGAAACGGATCTTGCAGCAGAAGTAGCGCGCGGGCCGCGCGGCCCCCTTCTCCCGCGCGGTCCGCGCCCTGCGGCCCCCCGCCGTCCCCCCTGCCCCGGGGACGGCGGGGGGCCCTTCGCCGTCCCCGGGGTGTGACGCCCGTCACATCTTCCCCGGAAGGCTTGTCACCACGCGATGACACGTGTCATCATAGGGATGTCAGAGAGAGAGGGGGGCCGGCACCGAGCCACCGGTACCGGCCCCGAGACCGGGGAGGAGCCCCCAGCCATGACCATCATCCCCGCCACCGGCACCACCGTCCTGCTCGACCCGGCCGACGACCTGTCCCGGGCCGAGAACCTGCCCAGCTCCTGGGACACCGACGGGGACGAGGAGGAGCGCGCCGTCCGCCATCTGCGCGACGCGCTCATCGACGCCTACACGGAGGCCATGTGCGCCGCCGCCGACGCCCTCGCAGCCGCCACCGGCACCCCCGTGCGGGTCCTCGTCGGCACGGCCGGCGGCCCCCGCGACGGGTACGCCGAGGTCCACCGCACCGGCCCGGCCCTCCGGTGGATCGACGAGGAGTACGACGGCGAGAGCAGCACCTGCTGGCAGCAGATGTGCGACCGCGTGGAGATCGACCCCGGGTGGATCACCGGGGTCCCCGAGGACGGGTGGACCCTCGCCGTCGCCGGCCCGGACGGCGCCGTCCGCACGTGGCACGTGGCCACCGGAGCGGTCGCGGCGGCCCGGGCCGCCGACGCCGCCCAGGCCGCCGCGGACGCGCAGGGCTGACCTCTCCCGTCTCGCCCCCCGTCCACGCCGGCCGGGGGACGGGGCAGGGGAGGGGCAGCCGCCCCGCCCGCCACCGGCCGACCGGCGAGCCACCGCCGCACCGGCCCCCGCCAGGGGAGGAGCCCCCGCCATGAGCACCACCAGCACCACCACCCCCGCCCCCCGGACCACCTACGCGGTCCACGGGCTGGTCGAGGCCGACCTGCTGTCGGACCCCGCGCACGTCGTCGTGTCCGTACGGGTGGCCCGGGCCACCCTCGAGGCCGACCCCGACGGCCCCACCACCTGCCCGTGGCAGGCGGTGGACCTCGACCCCGAGTGGGCCGTCGCCACCACGACCCTGCCGGGCCGGGTGGCGGACCACCCCGTCCACCAGCTGTGGGACGCCGTCGGCGCCCTCCTCGACCAGGCCCTCGCCGGCATGCTCGAGCCCGGGTGGACGTGGGGGGACCTGGACGAGACGGACGCGGACCCGGACGGGGAGTGGGCCGCGTTCGGCGCGGCCCTCGTCGGCGACGAGGCCGGGCAGGTGCGGCCGTGACCGCCGCCGCCGCCGACAGGGACCGGCTCGTCGCCACCGCCCGGGGGTGGAGCCGCCGGGTGCGGGGCCTCATGGCCTGCATGTACGACGCCCGGACCGCCGGGCGCAAGGACGTCGTGGCCGTCCTGGGCCCCCAGCTCGTCGCCGCGCTGGCCGAGGAGGCCGCGGCATGGGCGGCCGCCGACGAGGGCTGACCGCCGGTACCCGGGGATGTAATCAGCGTTACGTCCCCCCAAGGCTTGTCACCATACGATGACACGTGTCATCATAGAGGTACCGGAGAGGAGGGGCCGGAGGCGAGCCACCGCCACCGGACCCCCGAGAAGGGGAGGAGCCCCCATGAGCGTCACCCGCACCACCACGACCAGGACCACCACCCGCCCCCGCGGGTACTACCGGCAGGACGATGCCGGCCGCTGGGTCCGGGCCCGCGAGACCGTCATCCACACCTACCCGGCCCTGGCCGCCCCGGGTCACGCCCCGGCCCGCATCCAGGACGCCCGGGGCCTGGCCCGGCTGCTGGCGGCCGTGGGCGCCCCCGGCGCCCGGCCCGCCGAGGAGATCCGCCGGCTCCGGGAGGAGCGGGCGCAGCGCACCGCCCCCGTCCCGCCCGCCCCCACGCTCGCCGAGCGGGTGGCCGCGTTCAAGGCCACCCGCCGGCAGGCGGAGCTGGACGGCTGGCTCGAGGTCGTCTCCGCCCGGGGCGGCGAGACGGGCATCCAGGAGGAGCGGCGCTGGCTGCCCCTGGGCATCGTGGACCGGGCCGGCGGCCTGCTGCTGCTGCGCTGCGAGGGCTGGCGGTACTACTCCCGCCGGGAGCCGGTCCGCCGCTCCTCCCTGGCGTACGTGGCCGGGGAGGACGACAACGGGCGCTGGGCCGCGAGGGTGCCCGGGCGCTGCACCACCGTCGCAGAGGGCCTGGAGGCCCTGGAGCCCGCCGAGGTCACGGCCGCCCGGGCCGCGGGCCGCGGGGTGCTGCGGCAGGGGGACGTGTACCTCGTGGAGCTGGGCCCCCGGGGCCGCTCCCAGACCACCGCCACCGTGGTCAACGGCTCCCACCGGTGGGAGCCCGTCACCCGGTCCCTGGTCCACGAGCCCAGGGACGGCGGGACCCCGCACGCCCTCGTCACCGCCCCCGCCGAGTGGGCGGGGGTCCGGCTGGTCCCCCAGATCGACTGGGCGTCCAGCCGGGGCTGGACCCGGGACTGACCGCCTGCCCCCCCGCCCCCGGCCTGGTACCGGGGGCGGGGGCCCCACCACCAGCAGAGGAGACCCCCCATGGACACCGCCCGCATGGAGCGGGACCGGCTGCACACCGCCGCCCGTGACCACAGGGCCGTGGAGGCCCTGCACGACGTCACCCAGGAGCTGCGGCTCCTGCTGTCCGTCGACGGCGTGGAGTTCGTCCACGAGGTCGGGCACGCCGCCCGGCTCCGCGCCGACGCGCTCCGCCGCCTCGACACCCCGGACGTCCCCGACGTCCCCGTCGCCCTGGTCGAGGAGACCATCGGCGCCGCCCGCGGCATGGTCCTGCGGGCCCGGGAGCACCGGGCCGCCCGCACCTACACCCGCACCCACCAGGAGGACCAGCCATGAGCACCACCAGCAGCACCACCCTGTCGGTGGAGGAGGCGCGGGCCGCGGTGGCCCGCCTCTCCGACGAGTGGCTCGACCGCGCCCCCGGCGTGGTCGAGCGGATCGACGCCCTGCCGCCCGAGGTCGCCCAGGCCGTCATGGCCCGCCTCGGCTACGACACCCTCGGCCACCAGGCCCTCGTCGGCGGCCTGGGGGACCGGGCGTGGACCCGCACCCGGACCGGCTGGACCCGGACGGAGGTGGCGCCGTGAGCGCCGTGGAGGTCGAGTACCGGGGCCGGCTGGCCGTGTGCCTGCCGGCCGAGCTGCCGGAGATCGTCGCCGGGTGGCTGCCCGCCGCCCCGGCCGACGCCCTCGCCGACCTGGCCGCCCGGCTCGCCGCCGGCGACGTGCGCGGGTACACGGCGGCCGAGGAGGTCGCCGACGGGCTGGGCCTCGAGGTCCGGCCGCCGTGGGGCGGCTGCGAGGTCGTCCGCGTCCGGTGGGAGCCGGCCCCCGACGGCGGGCTCCTCGGCCTGGCCTCGGTCTCCCTGCGGTACCCCGACGACGTCGACGACGTGCCCTGCACGTACATGGCGGCCGAGGCGGTCGCCTCGGCGGTCGGCGCCCTCCGGGTCGCCGCCGGCCCCGGCGGCGCGGCCACGTGGGCCCGCGGCGTCACCCGCCGGGAGGACCGTGAGGTCCGCCGGGCCGCCCGGCTCCTCGCCGACCAGGACCCCGCCTCCTAACCCCGCCCCCCTGCCCGCCCCCCGGCCACGGGGGGCGGGCCCCCGAGAGGAGACCCCGTGACCACCCCCACCCCCAGCCCCCCCGCAGCCGACGAGGGCGTGCGCACCACCGTGCGCATCACCGGGCACGCCGCCCTGCTCGTCCGCGCCGACATGGACCGCACCGGCATGGGCCCGTCCGCGGCCGTCGCCGACCTCGTCGGCGAGCACGCCGACGTCCTCGCCGCCGAGGTCCGCCGGCAGCGGTGGACCCTGCCCGAGGTCGGCGCCGTCGCCGACGTGCTCAACGGGGTCCTCCTCGGCCCCGGGATCGGCGCCCTCGCATACGGGGAGGTCGCGGACGCGGCCCGCCTGGACGAGGACCGCCGCGCCGCGGGACTGCCCGGGGAGGGCTACCTCGACCGGTGGGGGGTGGAGCCGTCGGAGCTGCTGGACCGGCTGCTGCGCCTGGGCCCCGCGGGGGACCTCGCGCTGCGCCGCGCGGTCGCCGAGTGGTGGCACCGGGACCTCCCCCACACGGTCGACGGGTGGGCGCAGGTGGGCCTGGTCGTCGTGGACGGCTGAGGTGCCCCCGCGGGACCCCGGGCGGGACGCGGAGATCGTGGCCGCGGTCGCCGCCGGGCGCGGCGTGGCCGAGGTGGCCCGCGACCACGGGATCACCCGGGAGCGGGTGCGGCAGGTCGTCGCCGCCGCGGCCGACCCCGACGGCGCCCGGGCCCGCCGGCGGCGGGCCGCGGCCCGGCAGCGGGCGTCGGCCCGGGAGCGGCAGGCGCGAGGGTTGCGGGGGCGTCTTCGGGGGCGGGTGCTCCGGCTCCGCCTCCGACACGAC